CTGCTTATTTTGAACTGAAGTCCGAAAGGGAAAAACGGCACATTGAGGAATCAAAGTCCCGCACTCGATAGGAAAACTTTGTGGCTATTTCAAATATTGACCTGAGAGTCAATTCACAACAGGCAGTTCGTGGATTACGTCAGGCTCAAGGAGCATCACAACAATTAACGAAATCGGTTGGCGGTTTACGTCAGGCGTTTGGATTTTTGACCGGGGGGTTGTTAATAGCTGGTGGTGTCAGGAATTATTTCAAAGGGTTTAACGAAGCAGAACAGGCAAGAACCGCGGTAAGAACTTTAGGGGTTGATGTAGACGTACTTTCAAATAATCTCTTACATTTAAGCAACAGTTTAGAGGGCGCATATTCACAGACAGAGTTATTAGCCGCTAGTTATGACGTTGCCTCTGCTGGTTTTACAGATGCAGCGGAAGCGTCACAAGTACTTGAGGCTTCAGCCTTGGGTGCTGTTGGTGGTATGTCAGATTTGGGGACGGTATCTGACGCGGTAACAAGTGTTTTGAATGCCTATGGTTTGGAGGCAGATAAGGCCAACAAGATAGTAGATGGATTTATACAAACACAAAATGACGGTAAAATTATTGTTGACCAATATGCAAGACAGATAGGTAGAATCGCACCTACCGCAAAATCTGCTGGTATAAGTATTGATGAATTAAACGCAGCGATAGCAACAATAACCGCGCAAGGTGTCCCGGTAGAACAGACTTTTACAGGATTAAACCAAGCCATCGTATCAATTTTAAAACCTACCGGGGAAGCAGAAAAAATTGCAAAGAAACTGGGGATAGAGTTTAACGCCGCGGCACTAGAAGCAAAAGGTTTTGGAGGAATATTAGACCAGATCGCGGGTAGTGGTGCAACGACAGATCAGTTAGCAAAACTGTTTGGAAGTGTCGAAGCGATGAAGGCGGTATTTCCTTTGATTAATGATGATCTTGTCAAATTTAATCAAAATTTAGTAAATCAGGCCGAGGCTTCCGGGGTGGCTCTCAAAGCAGCTGATGAGTTTCAAGGCACGTTATCGCAACAGTTTTCTAATCTAATCAATCAAGTCGGGAACTTGACTAGAGCATTAGACGAAGTTTTAGGTCCAGCATTAAAAGATATTTTGGGAACCGTAGGAAATATTGTCAATAAATTTGCAGAGGCAGTTAGCCTTATGAAAGATTTGCAGCTAGGCCCGGCATATCAGGAGTTAGCAAAAGCTGGTAGTGACATAACTTTGGGTATGGAATCACAGGCTTTAGAAAGACTTACAAAGTCTGCAACGCTGGCCTCTGGTGCGATTGGTAGCGCACAAACACCCGCCGATCTTGAAAAAATAAAATCTTTAATCAATAAAATTTCCACACAGGTTAACCGCACTGGTGGCTCTCGGGGACCTTTTGGTGGTATTAGAAATCTTGATGAAATAAACGCTTTGTTATTTATGTTGACAGATATGAGAGCGCAGATTGAAGAAAAAGAAACACAGATATTAGCGGTAAAAGAGGCAAGCAGCGATGTTACAGAAAAAATTACAGAGAATGAAAAAGAAAGGAAATCAATAATGGAGCAAATTTTTGAGCAGGGCAACAAACAGTACAGCCAAGTTGCAGAACTAACAAAACTTTATACCGATATGTCAATGTCGATACGCACAGGTTTGGTTGATGCGATTGAGGGCGCGATTAATGGCACTAGAACGCTTGGAGAGGTCGCTTCAGCGGTCTTTAGCCAGATTCAGAGGTCTTTGATTCAATATGGTGTTAACGCGTTACTCGGCAGCTTTGGAGGTGGTCTTGGTAGTTTCTTTGGTCTAAGTGGTGGCCGTTCTCTTGGTGGTGGGGTTATGAGAGGTTCTAGTTACATGGTAGGAGAAAGAGGCCCAGAGATATTTACACCTTCATCAAGTGGGCGTATTTCTACTGGTGGTGCTACAAATGTAGTAGTTAATGTTGATGCCTCGGGTTCCGCTGTTCAAGGCGATGAGGACAGGGGCAAACAATTAGGCCACGTTTTAAGTGCTGCAATACAAGCAGAACTTGTTAACCAAAAACGCCCCGGAGGTTTACTTGCATAATGGCTACTTTTCCCTCGATCACACCACAATACGGAATCTCAAAACGAAGCGCCCCGGCAACTCGTACAATACGTTTCGGCGATGGCTACGAACACAGGATATTATTTGGCCTAGCAAGTCATCAGAATCCAAAAATTTATTCATTAAGGTTTGAAGTTTCTGAAACAGATGCAGACGTAATCGAGGCATTTTTAGATAGTAGGGCAAATGATTCAGCTAGTTTTACATTCACTCCACCGGGGGAAGGTTTTACAAAAACAGGGACATATTCACAATCAGGTACAACTGTCACAATCACGATTACAAATCACGGCATTGCAATAGGTGAGGAGGTAACTATTGACTATACAAGTGGGTCGGCAACTGATGGTACATTTGTTGTTGCAACGGCTGCTGATGCAAATACCTTTACCGTAGTCGCTGCATCTAGCGCTACAAATAGTGGTAACGTATCGGTAACTGTTTCTGGTGCTGGTCAATTTGTTTGTGAAAGCTGGACAAAAACAATACCATATTTGAATAGAGCCACAATCAACGCTACTTTCCGGGAGGTGTTTGAACCGTGAGTACAGCAGCTATTGTTAGCGATCTCCAAAATATTAACCCAAGTTCAATAATCGAACTTTTTACATTAACAACCACAGCAGCGCTACATGGTTCAGCCTCAACCTATCGTTTTCACGCTGGTAGTAGTTTAAATTCAAACGGCGAAATAGTCTGGGCTGGTAACACTTATCTAAGATTTCCTGTAGAGGCTAGTGGTTTCAAATACCAAAAAGGTCAACTACCCCGACCAACTTTAACTGTTAGTAATGCTCTTGGTACTATCACTTCAATACTTTTAACCGTTAATGCAACTACAACTGGTAATGACCTGACCGGGGCAACCGTTACAAGAATCAGGACGCTTGCAAAATTTTTAGACGCTGTGAACTTTGCTGGGGGCGTAAATCCATACGGTACACCTGATTCAACAGCAGAATTTCCGCAAGAAATTTATTTAATTGATAGAAAATCTCAGGAAAACAGAGAAATTGTAACTTTCGAGTTAGCAACACCCTCTGATATGGCGGGAGTACGCGCACCAAAAAGACAATGCACTAGAAAAGAGTTTCCTTCAATCGGTTTAGTAAGTGTATGACTTGGAAAGATCAGGCACTTGCTCATGCAAAAAAAGAAGACCCAAAGGAATCTGTAGGGCTTATATTGAATATCAAAGGCAAAGAGACATATTTTCCTTGTAGAAATCTTGCTTTAACTGCTCATCAATGTTTTATTTTAGACCCAGAGGATTATGTAAAGGCTGACGAGGCGGGACAAATAACCGGGATAGTTCATAGTCACCCAACCACACCCGCAGCAGCTTCAGAGGCAGATAAAGTAAGTTGTGAGAACAGCGGTTTGCCTTGGTACATTGTTAACCCAAAAACAGAAACGTGGGGTTTTTATAAACCTAGTGGATACAAAGCGCCTATCATTGGTAGACCTTGGGTTTGGGGCGTGACAGATTGCTGGTCACTTGTAAGAGATTGGTACAAAGATGAATTTGACATAATTTTAAGAGATTGGGAAAGACCTTTAACGCCCGAGGATTTTCTAAGAAATCCTATGTTTGAAAGTTGCGCTTGGAGAACTGGTTTTAGGGAACTTAGGCAAGAAGAAAAATTACAAAGAGGCGACCTACTCTTTATGTCTATCGGTGCAAATGGTTTGAATCATGTGGCAATTTTTTTAGGAGATATGGTTTTACATCACTTAGCAGATAGACTATCTTGTAAAGAACCATACAACCCTTGGTTGTTAAAATGCACTGGCAAGAGGTTACGTTATGCGAAAAGTTAAATTATACGGAGAGTTGGCAGAGTTTGTAGGACACAAAGAGTTTGATGTTGAAGTATCTACAACTGCACAGGCTGTATCTTTTTTAGTTAATAATTTTCCGCAAGTTGAAGCGCATATGGCCAACAGATATTACAAAGTTTTAGTTCATAAAGAAGAAGTTATAGCCGAGGAACTTCACTATCCAATAGGCCAATCTGATATTAAGTTTGTACCTGTAGTTACTGGTGCTGGTGGTAATTTTGGAAAGGTTTTGTTAGGTGCAGCGCTGATAGGTTTCAGCTTAATGATGCCCGGCGGTGGTTTATTTGGAAATACAGCCTTTGGTGTTTTTGGTGGCCCCATTGCCAACGCTGGTTTATACGCTGGTATCGGTACTGCTGCAAGTGCTATTGGTGCTTCTTTGGTGCTAAGTGGTGTAAGTGGTATGTTATTTCCTGTACCAAAAATGCCTGAGTTCAGTTCTGAGCAAGACCCGCGCATATCTTTTAGTTTTAGCGGGACGCAGCAAACTAGCAGGGCGGGTACACCTGTCCCTATCGTATATGGGGAAATTTTCACCGGGTCAGTTGTAATTTCTGGTGGTGTTGATACGGAGCAAGTGCAAGTATGACCGATAAAAGAAAAATTATACGCGGTGCTGGTGGAGGAGGTTCCCCACCGCCCCCAAGACAACCGACAAGAACACCAGATACGCTGCACAGTAAGCAGTTTGCTACTTTTTTAGACCTAGTTTCTGAAGGAGAAATAGAGGGTTCAGCAAGTGCATCAAAAGAAGGCATCACAGACCGCACATCAACGGCATATACAAATGCCTATTTGAAAGACGTTTTTCTTAATGACACCCCGATTTTAAAAGCAACAGCTAGTTCAAGTAGTCCAGCAACAACAGATTTTAATTTTCAAGATGTAACTTTTACATCGCGTTTTGGTACAGCAGATCAAACAAAAATTGATGGTATTGAGAGTTCTTCTTCTATAACCCCTGTTGGTGTAACGGTCACTGCTGCAACACCAGTTACTAGACAAATAACAAATACAAATGTTGACCGGGTAAAGGTCACAATATCATTCCCGCAGATACAAAAAGCAACCAGCGAGGGCGATTTGCTTGGTTCTACGGTGCAGTTTAAGATTAGTGTTCAATACAACAGTGGTGGGTTCACTGACGTTCATACAGATACCGTTACAGGAAGAACAGCCGATACATACCAAAAAGATTTTTCAGTTGCACTTACTGGTAGTTTTCCAGTGGATATAAGGGTTTCAAGGATTACTGCGGATAGCACAGATACTTCTTTGATAGATTCCTTTCAATGGACAAGTTTTGCAGAAATCATTGACGATGCAAGCACATACGCAAACTCTGCATACAACGCTATACGTCTTGATTCACAGCAATTCAGTTCTATACCAAGGCGAAAATATCGCATTAGAGGAATCAAGGTAAGGATTCCGGGTGCTGGTGCTTCTAGTTCTGGTACACCGTCAGTAGACACCACCACCGGGAGAATAATTTATCCAGATGGCTATATTTTCAACGGCGTTATGGGTGCTGCTGTTTGGACTTCATGCCCTGCTATGGTGTTACTCGATTTATTAACAGATACACGGTATGGTTTTGGAGATCATGTTTCAGATAGTACTTTAGATTTATTTTCTTTCGTAACTGCTTCAAAATATGCAAATACTCTTGTAGACGATGGTTTTGGCGGACAGGAAGCAAGATTTTCATGCAACGTAAATATTCAAACTGCTAGTGAGGCTTTTGACCTTATAAATGAACTTGCTGGTGTTATGCGGTGTATGCCGATCTGGTCGGCGGGTACTATTACGATTACTCAGGATTCTCCGAAAGATGCAAGTTATTTGTTCAATTTAAGCAATGTAACTGAAGATGGTTTCAGTTATTCTGGTAGTAGTTTAAAACAAAGACATAGCGTAGTTTCTGTCTCATATTTCAATATGGACAGCCAAGAGATTGATTACGAGGTAGTCGAGGACGCAACAGCTATAACAAAACTCGGTACGATAGTGAAACAGGTAAAGGCATTTGCTTGTACGTCCAGAGGGCAAGCAGCGCGTCTTGGAAGGGCTATTCTTTTTGCTGAACAGAATGAGAGTGAAATTGTAAGTTTTTCCACCTCGATTGATGGGGGTGTGATCGTAAGACCGGGGTCAATCATTGAGATTAATGACCCAGTTAGAGCCGGGCTAAGGCGTGGCGGTAGATTAAAAACAGTTTCTTCAACAACTGTTGTTACCGTAGATGATACTGAGGCTACAGATTTTGCTGTAGATGCTGCGGGTAATCCAGTTGGGGACGCTACTTTATCGGTCATTATGCCTGATGGAACGGTTGAAAGTAGAACAATTTCTAGTGTTTCAAACGGTACTGTTACTGTAAGTTCTGCTTTTTCTCAAACACCTAACGTAAACACAATCTGGGTTATCTCAAACGTAACCGTAGAATCTCAAAAATTTAGAGTCATAACTATTGAAGAGCAAGACGGTATTAATTACGCTATTACCGCGTTGTCCTACGTCCCCGGTAAATATGATTTTATTGAAGATGGCACGGCGCTACCAGCAAGAAATGTTTCTGTTCTCAATGAATTATCAAATCCACCTAGCGGGCTAGTGGCTGTTGAAAAGATCGTACCAATAAATAATCAAGCAGTTTCAAAAATTATTATCAGTTGGCAGCCGATTGTAGGAGTCATTGAATATCAGGTAAATTATCGTTTTGAAAATGGAAACTATGTAACGGAAAGAGTATCAAGGCCAGACTTTGAAATACTCAATAGTCAAAAAGGTACTTATGAAATACAAATCTTTAGCTACAACGTACAAGCACAACTTTCTGCAACATCTACTAATTTAACTTTTGAAGCTGTTGGAAAAACTGCATTGCCACAAGACGTAACAGGACTTCTAGTAGAGCCTGTTTCAGATCAGTTTATTAGGCTTCGTTTTGATAAAGCCACAGATATTGACGTAACCCACGGTGGAAACGTGGTCGTGAGGCATAGCAATCTTACCGATGGTACTGGAACATTTACAAACTCTGTTGATATTATCCCCGCCTTGCCCGGTATGGTTTCTGAAACTTTGGTTCCAGCTATAGATGGAGAATATATTTTAAAATTTCGCGATGATGGGGGACGTTTAAGTAGTGGAGAGACTTCTGTTGTTGTAACAACACCTGACCCAGTACCCAAATTACTTGTTTTGTCAGATAGAGAAGACACAGACGCTACACCCTTTGCTGGAGAAAAAGTTGATTGTTTTTTTTCTGATGATGTTAATGGACTTGTTTTAGGTTCTCTAGATGAATTAGATGGTGTAGCGGATTTTGATGCTATTGCTGATTTTGATTTTTTAGGTGCTGTTGATATTACTGGTGGTCATTATGATTTTGCTTCTAAATTAGATTTAGGAGGCAAACAACCACTTAGATTAAAACGCCATTTTGTAACACAGGGTTTCTATCCTAATGATTTGATTGATAAAAGAACAGCAAATATAGATACTTGGACAGATTTCGATGGAGCCACCGCATTCGATGTTAACGCCAAACTCCTAGTAGCAACTACAGATTCTGACCCTGCAACTTCAGACTCAGCCACTTATACACAATCTGGAACCACAATAACAGTTACCAAATCTAGTCATGGATTCAGTATTGGAACTTTCGTAGATATTGACTTTACAAGCGGTGGTGCAACTGATGGATATTTTGAAGTTCAATCCGTGCCAAGTAGCAGTACTTTCACTGTTACCGCATCATCTAGTGCAACAATATCCAGTAGCAACTGTAATATCGGGGCTGGTTTTAGCAAGTTCAATACACTTGCAAATGGAACTTTTATAGGTCGTGGGTTTAGGTTTAGATGTCAGATGGATTCAGACGACCCGGCGCAATCAATCGAGGTAGATCAACTAGGTTATACAGCAGAACTTGATAGCAGAACTGAAACTGTAAATACTGCAATAGCATCTGGAACATCAAGCAAAGCAGTTACATTTCAACACGCTTTTTTTACAGGCACTTCAGAGCTAGGTGGTTCTACCTCTGCTTATTTGCCTAATATTGGAATTACTATAGAAAATGCACAATCAGGAGATTTCTTTGCTTTGTCTAACATTTCTGGAACGGGATTTA